TGCTCGAGGCTGCCGGTGTCCAGAGCGTGCTGGACCACTGCCTCGAAGACCTCCATCTGCTCAGGCGTGAAGGTCTCAATGATCTCCGAGAAGTTGGCGTGAACGAGCTCGGGCTCGTCCTCCTTCTTGGCGGTCTTGAGGCCGTCACCGAGCTCGATCTCGATTCCGGAGTGGATGATCGCCTCGTCGTCGGAGACGGTCGTGTAACCGTCGTGGACGAGGTTCACCCAGTCAATCTTGGCGCCGGGGTTGGCGCCCTTGAGGACGAGGCTGACCTCGTTGATCATGCCGTGGATGACGTGGCGAGCCGCGCCGGAGATCTTCTCCTTGAGCTCGTTGGCCCAGATCGACATGAACTTGACGTCGCCGTGCTTCACGACCTTCTTGGCCGCGATGCCCTCGTCGGTGTCGTTGAAGTACGCGTCCACGCGGGTGTCGCCACCCACGATGCGGATGATCGCGTGACCGAGGACCTTCTTGACGTCGTTGTGGGTGTGACCCCAGACCAGGGGGACCTGCTCGCCGTCCTGGTGCTGGAACGCGTTGGGCAGGATCACCCGGCCGTCGGCGCACATGAGATTCGCCTTACTGGCAAACCCGCGGAAATCGGGTTCCATTTTGACGGTCTCCTTTCAGTTGGTGTCAACGGCCGGTGGCCGAGGGGTTGGGAGTGACGATGGCCGACGAATTGGCGTCTCGTCGAGCCTGCTTCTTCCTTGCTGCGGCAATCTCCGCACGGATCTTGACGATCGCATTGCGAAGGGAAGCGAGCTTCTCTTCCACCGACTTCTCAGGTTGGGTCTTCTTCTTTTCGTTCTTCTCCCGCCACTCCTTCGACCTCTCAGCAGCCTCTCGGCGTTCCTTGGCTGTGGTCTTGGTGGACGAGCTTCCTCCCTTGGTGCCGGAGGACTTCTTTTCGGAAGCTTTACCGGGGATGTCGATCCCGGCGCGGCCCCTGGATTGGGCCAGGAGTTCCTGGTAGATCTCCTTCAAACGAGCGAGCTTCTTCTCCAGAGCCTCGACCCGCTGTCGACGCTCCTTCTCCGTGGAGAGGTTCGTCTCGGGCTGACTCCGAGGCGTGGTGGCCGGACGACCCGATCCCGACGGCCGGCCTTTGAGCTGGCGATTGCGGAGGTAGTACTCTCGGCGCTTTTGCGGGTCGTAGTTGGGATCGGCATGCGCGAGGATGAACCCGCGGGCGTCCACTAGGGCACCTCACCGATCTCAGCGAATGCGTCGTTCACCGCCTGCTCGATTGCTGCCAGATCGTCGTTTGAAGAGGGTGGCGCTGAGCCGACAGCCCCTTCGGTGTCATCACGCGGCATGTTGCTGTTGCGAAGCTCGTTGGCCTTGGGGTCCTTCGAGGGCTTCCAACCGACTACCTGACGGATGTCGTTCGCCGACGCGATCTCGTTACGAGTGAACTTGTCGCCGATCTCGGCGAGGTCCTTCATCGTGACGAACATGAACGGGTCGCGGTAGAACTCGATCGACTGCTTCTGCGTGATCGCCGTCTTGGTGAGGAACTTGCGCTTGAGCTCGTTGGCGATTGCCTTGAGGATCGGAGCGATCGTCCGGTTGTAGTAGTTCAGCATCGTCGCTTCGTCGGCGGTGCCGTCCATGATCTCCCGTGTGATGCCCATCTGCGCATAGAGAACTCCCCACAGATGCTCGATCGTCTTCATCATGTTGTTCTCGACGGGGCGATTGAGCTGGGTGATCTTCTCGGTGGCGTCGGCCCAAGCAACGCCATACTTCGAGCCTGAAAGCTGGAACTCAATGTCCTTTCGTCGCTGCTCCGCAGCATCCCTCTTAGTGTCTCCGCGTACCGTGTGCGGGAACTGAATGATGATGTCGAGCTTGCCGTTGGCCGCCTGGGTCTCGATCTCATCCAGCTCCGCCAGCTTGCGCAGAAGGCGCTGGAGAATCGAGTTGGGTTCGTTCATGACTGAGTAGAACGGATTCTCGACGATGGCGACGGTCTCCTTGGGGAGAACCACCTGCTGGCGGGTGCCGATGCGATCGTTGTAGACCTCGACTCGCACATCGCGGGGGAGGTAATCGGCAACTCGGCCAACTCGCAGATCCCGAATGTCGTAGCCGCCAGTCATGTTCGGATTCAGATCCGTCTCGATCGGAACGAAGGTCATGTCGCCATGCTCACACATGGTGTAGACCGCGTCCTGAATGAGAGCGCGTCCGTCCTGGTCGATGTTCGCGGAGGTCGACAGACAGTACTGGAGGCCGGAGTAGATCGTCTCCAGGTATCGTTCGTCGTCATCCAATCGAACGTGACGCAGATCCACCATCGAGCAATCCACCGCGATGCGGTTGTAGATCGACGCGATGATGATCCGCTCGTTGCCGGGGCGGTAGTTGACGCGATCCTGCCGATGGCTGCTCGAGACGCCCTGACTGTACTTGGACAACCCGTCCTGGTCGGAGCGGTCTCGGAAGACGTTCCAGGCATGGACCAGGGTACTTCCCAACCTACCCATCGTTTGCCTCCTTCCTGAAATATGTCATTCGAGTTCCTCCTTGAACAGCTTGTACGCCACGAAGGCGTCCATCAGCGCGGACACGTTGTCGATCTTCTCGTCGTGGCGCTCCTTCACCAGCTTGCGGTTGCCGTTGGTGTCTTCCTTGACCTTGGAGTTACCCATGGTGAAGACCATGATCTTCTCATCGAAGATGAGCAGCCGATCCTGGGCGAGCTTCTTGATCTCTCCGAGGGGTACCGATTCCGTTCGAGCGCCCTGGATCACGCGCTCCTGGAAGTGTGATCCGTAGTCGGCCGACCACAACTCGACAAACTTCTTCGAGTTGTACGGGTCGTAACCCAACCCGCGAACATCGTAGCGGCGCTCCTGAATGAACTTCTGAAGATCCTGATACACCATCTCCATGTCCAGGATCGCTCCAGGCATGACATGAAGAGTGCCCTCGGCGATGAACTCCTCGTACTTGATCCGCTGGGCTACGTGAAGTTGCGAAAGAGTCAGCTCGGAGATGTACGAGCGCGTCTTAACGCCGAACTTCTCGCGCGGAAGCGGGAAGAGGAACGTGAACGCACAGAAGTCGTCGCCCAACGAAAGGTCCGCGCCCATCGTGCAGGGGACCTGCCAGAAGTCGCGGCGGCGGTGGGGCTGACACTCTTCCCACGTAAAGAAGAAGACTGTGCCTTCCATCGGAATGCCGAAGCGCTTCGCGATGATGTCGTTGCGGGCCGACGGGTTGTTGGCCGCACGAGCGACGTCCTTGTGGTAGGCGTCCATCTTGACCGTGATGCCGAGGTTCGGCTGGGCCTTGCGCCACTTGGATGGGTCGTTGACTTCCTTGATGTGGTCGAGCTTGTAGTGCCAGATGGAGACATGAGGCTCCATGCTCTCGCCGCGCAAGATCTTGTCGAGCTCGATTTTTATCGTGTCACCGATGCCGTTGCGGACGGTACCTTCCGAGCTAATCGCCAGGATAAGGTAGTCGTCCAGCTTGGATGCACCCTGCTCGGCGGCAGACACCACGTCCTCCCGGACCTCTCCGGAAAGCCACTCATCAATCGTCGTTACGCGCGGGCGCGCGCCCTGGAACTTGTCGATCGACATGGCTCGGATTTCGAGCAGCGAGTTCGTGTAGAACTGCTGGATGCCAATCTTGGTGGACGCCAGCTTCTGACGCAGAGCACGACTTCCCGTGGTGTTCTGCATCGAGCCGAACGTCAAGAACTTGAAGACCGGTCCACGCGCACGCTGGATGGCTGTCCGAAGCGGAGCCATGACCTCCTCGGCCTGCTTCATCGTGGGCGCTGTGGTGATCTGGTGGGTGGTGCTGGGGTCGCAGATGAGGAAATATGCCTGGATGCACATGGCGTACATCGACTTGGCAGCTCCTCGGGCGACGATGAGGTACTGCTTCAGTGTGAGCCGAACAAGCACCGTGTCCTCGTACCAGACGTCCCGGTCCTGGTCGTAGATCTGGTCAGTCCTGTAATAGTACCAACCAAACACTTGCTCGGCCCACAGCTTGAAGGTGGGAAGCAGCGTAAGGTCTTGCCCGTCGGTAGTGACGAGCTCTCCCTCACAGAAAGCGATAAAGCCGTTGACGGCTTCGTTGTCGAAGTAGAAGAAGGGGTCGGCGATGAGCGCGTCAATGCGGTTCATCTCATACGAGATCTCCTGGCACACCGGGATGTCGCCTCGGAGGACCGCAGCACGGAACTGCTCGTAGTAGTACGGCACTGCCGTGTTGGACAAAGCCATCGCCGACCTCCTTTCACTTCGCCTTCTTGCGGGCCCTCTCGAGTTGGTCGGCGATCTCCTTGACCGTGACCGCACCCTTCTTGCTGAGAGCCTTCTCCACCTGGATGCGACCCCCGACCTTGGCGACGCGAGAGAGCTCAGTCTTGCCGATGTCCAGCAAGAGATCCTTGATGAAGTCCTTGGCGGTCGGCTTCTTCGGAACAGCCGTCAGCTGACGGTACTGCTTCTCGAGGTTGAGCCGATTGACCAACTCCTGGAGCTCCTGGTTGTTGAGGTCCTTGATCGCCTTGGGGTTGGGACTCGACGATCCCGACTTGGCCGGCGCCTTAGCGTCCGGAGCAGCCGAGTTCTCACCAGACTTGTCTGCTGCAAGCTGGGCGGGAGTGCGACGGAAACCCCATCGCATGCCCTTGACGCCGTACTGGAGGAGGTCGCGGCGAGTAACCACCCTCTGGATGAACGCTACGGCGTTGGTTCGACGGGCGGTGTCCATTTCACTCCTTCCATGGCCATGCTGAGGCGCCACTGGTGCATGTCGATCTGCTTGCGCATCGAGTCGATCGCGTAGGACGACGAAGGCGGGTCCCACTCGAGCTTGACCATGAGAGCAACCAGGGTCTTGACCGAATCGCGGGTGGCTTCGTCGCCGTCAAGGTAATCAGTCCATGTGGCCTGATCGTCCTCGATGCGAAACCCTCCCTCAGGCCCGATACGCAGGCTGTTCAGCTCCGAGAAGGCTGAGTTGATGTACAGCGTCACGTCCAAGTCGAAGACTGTGCTGCTCGACGGGATGCCGAGCAACTTCTTCGTGGTTTTGAGGATGCTGTCCTCCAGGGCCATTGGGTCACCTCCCTAGGTTGACTCCCATTTTGACGGTCTGGCTGCTACTTGATCAGCGGCAGCTTGAGCAGAGTGTCGAGCGCTTCCTTGATCAGCCGAGCCCGCTCGCCAGTCCCCTTGGACTTCTTGAGATTGGCGATGGCGGCGTCAACATAGACGCCGCGACTCGTCTTCGGCGGAGTTGGCGGCTTGGGGATGGTGATCCCGCTGATCGTCTCCGACCAGCCGACGTACCGGACGCCGAGAGCACGCTCGATCGACTCGATCGACTCGGTGGAAACCGTGCCGGCGTTGTACCTACCATCCTTCATGTCGATGGTGCGGATCTTGCCTCCACCGAGGGAGACGGCGCGGTGGCCGAACCCCCGGCTACCGCCGATGAAGGCGACCGGGGTGCCCTCCGGCGGGTTGCGGTCGCTGTGACGCCTGGCGTTCGGCTCGCTCTTCCAGCCGTCGACGGCATCAGCGTCGCGGTCTCCGTCGACGTCACCCACGGAGGGCGCACCGAAGATCTCGCGAGTCCACTTCTGGCACATGCCCTTGGTGTTTGTGCGGGAGGCTCGTGCTCGGTCTGCGGCTTGCTTGCGGTTGTACACCATGGTCGTTCCTCTCACCACGGAGTCGTGTCGCCGGGCCGACGCTCGACGAGTACTCGTGGAATCTGTCGTACATCGCCATAGTGAATGGCGTTGTGAGTCTGATGAGTGACTGTGATCAGCCCCTCGGGGTCCAGATTGGCGTCGTTGTGGCTCACGACGTCTTCCACCGACATTGGATTCATGTGATGGATCAAGATCTTCGCTGGCCTGTGGATCTCAAACCCAGGCACGGCAAGATCGCACGCTTCATCACGTGCGATGACGAAGTTCCGCACCTCTCGCCACTCGAGCGAAGTGTAGAACAATTGGTTCAGCCATCGATCATAACCGAACGTTGGATGGCCGACATTCCCACCCAAAGCGAGGTATGTGAACCGATCTTCGAACGTTTGGAGCTGAATAAGCTCACTGTAGCTCCGGGTCACTCGGCGCAACCTCCTCTCGCATGTGCGGAGGTCGATACACCGTCATGGCCTGGACAGCGGCCTCGGCGATGATCCGCAGCTCTCCTACAGCAGCAAGAGCCTCGGTCTTGGCCTGAACGAGCTTCACTTCCTCGAGGAGACGAGCTTCCTCGATCTTTCCTCGGGTTGAGCCCAACTTGAGGAAGTGCGTGGTCTCCTGAGAGGAGGCAGTACCCTCGTCGATTCGTCGTTCCACAAGATCGTAGGCCTTCGAGACGAGTTGGTTCTCCCTTTCCTGCGGAGTGCGAGCGGTTGGCGAACCTTTGGCCATGGTTCCACCTCCCTTCGGGTGACTTCACCCCCACTTCGTAGGGGTGGGTTTGGATTGTTTCTCGGAAAATCTCCCCCGGGGAATTTTCAAGGAGCGCGGCGATGCAGGAGGGGGGTCCTTTT